CCGGCAGGAAAAATCCAGGTGGGCACGGCACAGGTCGGCACCGCGCAGGTTGGCATCGCTCAGGTTGGCACCGCTCAGGTCGGCACCGCGCAGGTTGGCACGGCACAGGTCGGCACCGCACAGGTTGGCACCGCGCAGGTTGGCACGGCGCAGGTCGGCACGGCGCAGGTTGGCACCGCACAGGTTGGCACCGCGCAGGTTGGCACCGCGCAGGTCGGCACCGCGCAGGTTGGCACGGCACAGGTCGGCACCGCGCAGGTTGGCATCGCTCAGGTTGGCACGGCACAGGTCGGCACCGCGCAGGTCGGCACCGCGCAGGTTGGCACGGCACCCGCCGTTATTGTCCAGCCATTTTTTGTGATCTTCCAGCACCTTGATAAGTTCATCCTTGTTCATGATTTTCTCCCCTCGCCGCTTCATGCAGCGTTTGTCCGTCCAGTTTCGCGGCTTTGAGGAACGTGATCCGCGCCATATCCCGGAACCATTCCGCAACGGACGGATAATCGAGTTGTTTGATAACATCGAATAACGCTTCCTTGCCGCCTTGCGGGTACCAGATGTAGACGCGCTCCATGCCGTCGTGCCCGTGATTAGTGAAGCCGAGGCGCTTTCGTTCGGCGGGCGTAAGGTCGTTTGGGTTGAGTGTGTCTGACAGTTCGGCATTTAGCTCTATTGTCATGCGTCCGGCCAGGTCGATATCGTTCAGGTCGTACAGGTCTTTGGTCGTACAGTGCAGCACGGCGGTCATGGCGTTCAGCGTTTGCTTGGTCGGCAGGACGCGACCTTGCACGATGTAGCTCATGGAAGAGCGGTCAACGTCCGGCAGCATCGGGACAATTGATTTCGCCGTTTCGTGGTTTTCGGCAAGCAGGACGCGGATGCGGTTTTTGGTAGGCATGGTCAAGCCTCCTTGCTAAGGACGCGCGCGAGTGCCTCGGCGGGGGAGCAGTAACCGTTTGCGATGCTAAGGCCCCCGGCAAGAGCCTTTACGATAAACTCGCGCGGAAGCACGGAATTATCGACGATGGCATCCACGACCGCGTTTATGGCGGTCGTAAGTTCGGCCATTAGCTCAGGGGCGGTGCCGGTGGCGGCAACGTCGATCTTTCCGTGGTCGGATGTTATTTTTAGCATTTTGATTCCCCTTTCTCCAGTTCCTCGACGGTAACGCCGAGGACTTCGGCGAGTTTCGCCTTTCCGTAGCGGCTTGGCTTGTGCCTTCCGCTTTCCCATCCGTAGATCGTGCTTGTCGTGCATTGCAGTAATTTGGCAAGTTGTTCCTGCGTGAGGTCTTTTGCTTCCCGCAACCGTTTGATATTTCCTCCGATGTTTGGCATTTGGTTCACCCCTTTCCATTTCATATGATACAGCATATAAATAGTAATGTCAATAGCTAAATAAATATAGTTTTATCTTGACAAGCATTTGCGGAGCGCGTATAATAACAGTGAAATCACAGGGCTATAAGCCCAGCCCGCTCCGCATCCCGGACGGGTGACCGCCTGCGTAGCTGCCGAGCTCTTTACCGCGTTTGCGGGTTTCAGGCAAGGCAGGAAGGCGGTCTTTTTGTTCGGATTGACATATCTTATATACGGTAGTATGATATATACGTTTATAATACGTAAGTAACTTAATATAGAGTGAGGTGAGATCAATGGCAGGGGGCAGACCACCGTTCTATACCAGCGCGACAAAGATGCAGGAGGCCATTGACGCTTACTTTGTTTCCTGCAAAGGGGAGCCGTTTCTTGATGATAATGGGGAAGCGGTAATTGATAAATACGGCAAGCACGTCATTGTCGGCGCAAAGCCTCCGACCGTTACCGGCCTCGCTCTTGCGTTGGGGTTTACATCGCGTTTAGCGCTTTTGAATTATCAGGGAAGGTCAGAGTTTGTTAACACGGTTACGCGTGCGAAGGCTGTAATCGAGGCATACGCCGAAGCCAGGCTGTTCGACCGTGACGGTGTACAGGGCGCGAAATTCAGCTTATCGAACAACTTCTCCGGCTGGGCTGAAAAGTCCGATATCAACATGAACTTGTCGCAGGAGGAAGCCAGCGCGAAAGTGAAAGCGATGGTGGAACGTGCTAGAAGCGAGCGAGATACAGGCGATATTTGATGATCCGATCATACTTGCCCGCGAGATTGGATTTACCCGCCTGAAAGAGATCAACAACGCGTGGATGCGCAAAATGATCTATGCAGGACAGGACGAAACCCTGCTCGGACATCGCAACAGTTATAAGACCACCTGTCTTTCGTTCGCTATGGCGTTTATCATGGTAACGCAGCCGGAGAAAAGCATTATCTTCATGCGAAAGACGTATGGCGACGTTGAGGAAACAATACGGAAGGTCAATAAAATCCTGCGGTCAGAGCAGATGTGGGCGTTTGCGGTAAGTCTTTATGAGAACGAAAGGCCGTATGTATTCGCAAAGGAAGCCGCAACGGAAATACAGATCAGCCTACACGATAGGCACATCGGCGCCCCACAGCTACGGGGGTTCGGCACAGGCGGAAGCATTACAGGCAAGCACGTCGACATCATTTTCACGGACGACATTGTCAATATCGACGACAGGGTAAGCCACGCAGAACGCGAGCGCATCAAACGGCTGTACATGGAACTCCAGAACATCAAAGACACCGAAGGCGGGCGCATTTTCAACACCGGCACGCCCTGGCACAAGGAAGATGCTATCAGCATCATGCCGAACGTGAAGCGGTATCCGTGGACGAGAACCGGGATCATATCACAGGCGAAGATCGACGAACTGCGCTCTGACCGCAGCATGACCCCATCCTTGTTCGCGGCCAATTACGAACTCCAGCACATCGCCGCAGAAAACGCGCTGTTCGCCACTTCCCCGAAATTTGACGCAGACGAGAAACTGTTGTATAATGGCATCGCTCACATAGACGCTAGATACCAGGGCGACGATGGCACAGCATTAACGCTTGGCAAGATGGTCAACGGCGTACCGCATATGTACGGCAAGCTATGGCAAAAGCACGTCGATGATGTACTCCCGGAGATCATAGCAATTTGCGAGAGGTTCCGATGCGCCCCCATCCATTGCGAGATGAACAGCGACAAGGGGTATCTGACAAAGGCAATACGAGAAGCTAAGTACATGGCGAAAGACTACTCCGAGAACATGAACAAGCATATGAAAATCAGCAGGTATTTGTATAAATATTGGCCGATTATCGTATGGATAGAGGGCACTGACCCGGAATACCTGAACCAGATCATGGACTACACCGAGGACGCGGCGCACGATGATGCGCCAGATAGCGCGGCCTGTGTCGCAAGGAGCCTCGACAAGCCAGGGTATCAGAGCTTGACGTAGTAAACAGCGAGAGCGAAGAACTGCCTCTCCGACTAGGAGTTGACGCAGTGTTTACACAATACACATTCCAGGATTGGGAGTCAGCGCGAACCAAGAGCACGATGGTCGAGAAGATCGTCGAGGCTTACAAGGGTTCCGCTGAATTTCTGTATGCCTTGGAGGCAGATATGTACTTCGCCGGGGATAACCCGGAGGTAATGAGCAAGGTCGTTATGACGCTGGATGCTGTCAAAGGCGAGAACGGCCAGGCAACGGCGCGGAACGTGGAGATCATAGGCAATCGTGTATCCAGCAACTTCTTTAGCCGTTTCGTCACCCAGCAGAACCAGTTCCTTTTAGGCAACGGCGTACAGCTTGAGGATGACGCGGCAAAGGACAAGCTGGGGAAGGCCTTTGACACGGCGCTACAGCAGATCGGGCAACGCGCTCTCGTGCAGGGCGTGTGTTTTGGTTTTTGGAACAAAGACCACCTCGAAACGCTGAAAGCAGCATCCGACAGCCGCGGCGGGTTTGCACCGCTGTACGACGAGGAAACTGGGTCACTCAAAGCTGGCATCCAGTTCTGGCAGCTGGACGCTGAAAAGCCGACATATTACCGACTGTTTGAGATCGACGGTATCACCGAGTACAAGAAAGCGAAATCCCGTACCCTGGAAAGCGCACCCAAAGAATCATACATCAAGAAAGTGCGCAAGGACGCGCTAAGCGAGGAAACTGTCGGCGGCACGAACTACTCAACCCTGCCGATCATCCCGTTCTACGCGAACGATCTCATGCGCAGCGAGTTATCCACAAACATCAAATCCAAGATCGACCTGTACGACCGCATTCTATCGGACTATGGCGACAACCTAGACCGCACGAATGATATTTACTGGGTTATCAACAATTTCGGCGGCACGACAGACCAGATCGTCGCCATGCTGGCTGACATCAAGCGCATTAAAGCGACCTACACCGAAGCCGGGGCGAACGGCCAGAGCACCGCAGAGCCGCATACAATCGAAGTGCCTTATCTTGCCAGGAAAACCGCGCTTGATTTGCTCAAGAAAGAACTGTACAGCGATTACATGGCGCTGGACATGGACGAACTAACCGGCGGCAGCTTAACCAACGTTGCAATCAAGGCCGCGACCGCGAACCTGAACCTAAAAGCCGACATGTACGAATGGCAGGCATTCACGTTTGTACAGCAGGTGCTTTCGCTTAATGGAATTGAAACAGAGGATATTAAGTTCAAGCGCAGGGCGATCACCAACGACAGCGAGATTATACAGGACATCACGCTCATGCGCTCCGACATCACCCGCAAGAAAGCGCTGGAGCTGAACCCGTACATTCAGGCGGACGAAATAGACGATCTTTTGAAGGACATGGACGCGGAGGACGCGAGCGGACTACCGACAGCCGATGAGCTGCAAGACGCGATAGATAATGGCGAGCCTACCACAGGCGAGGTAGAGCAAGCGGCCGAACAGGCCGCAGGAAAGACGCTCAACGGCGCACAGACGCAAAGCCTTATCGCCGTAATCGGGCAGTTTGCGGCCGGAACCCTCACGCTGGGTCAGGCCGTCAACATCGTATCCGTCGCAATCGGCGTAACCAAAGACGAAGCAAAGGCAC